GGCAAAGTAAATCCATCAAAAGAGCAATTAGATACCTATAAAAAAGATGGTTGCGTTGCTTGTGATGAGAATGGAAAGCCAGCAAAAGCTGCACCTAAAAAGAAAAAGTAAATAATTGGCAACATTTCGACCTCCTAAATCAGTTCAAGAGGCTGCAAAACGCTCTTTAGAGATGAGAGCAAAATTGCCCAAGAGCCGTAAAGGGGGAACGGCTGTTGGTGTTGCAAGGGCCAATCAATTAGCAGCTGGGAGAGCTGTTAGCTTAGATACAATAGGCAGAATGGTTAGTTTCTTTGCAAGGCACGAGGTTGATAAGAAAGCTGAAGGATTTAGACGAGGAGAAAAAGGCTATCCATCAAAAGGTAAAGTAGCTTGGGAATTATGGGGTGGAGATGCTGGCAGACGTTGGGCAAATTCAATTTTAAGGCGAGAACGTGGCAAGAAAGCGTAGAGTACCAAAAGACAAACCAACTGGATTAGCTAAAAAGTATTTATCTGGCGTTAAAGGATCAAAGAGATCTGAATTAGCCAGCGTAATTAGGGAAATGGATAGATTATATAAAGCTGGTAAAAGAATCCCTAAATCATTAATGGATAAAAGGATAAGGCTTGGCCGTAAAAGCAAAACCTCTTAATAAAGCAACTGTAAAGATACTTAGAGATAAAGCAAAGAAATCTAAGAGCTTTACCTATTCTGATCTGGTTGCTGTATATAGGAGGGGGCAAGCAGCTTGGACATCTGGGAGCAGACCAGGGATCGGAATGGCTCAATGGGCTATGGCCAGGGTTAATTCATTTTTAAAAGGTTCAAGAAAGCACGATACCGATATAAGAAGTAAAGCTATGAAAAGGAAGAAGTAATGGAAAGCGTAAATGGTGTAGATATTTCTGGATTAAAAGAAGAAGATAAGATCAGTATGCGACTTCATGCTTCTCATCATAGCAAAAGACATCTTGAGGAGATGGTAAAAGATTTAAAAAAAGGCAGGAGTTTTGAGCAATCACATAACGAAGCAATACGAAAGGTTGGTAAATAATGCCATATCATAGCAAGAAAAAAGGTAAGAAGAAGAAAAAGAAAATGGGCATGGGGAAAAAGAGAAAGTAATTGTTTGAAGTTTGCACAATCAAAAAAAGAATTTGTGGATTCTGTGGATACGATAAAGAGAAGATCTTGCGATGTGGTTTTGCAAGCCCTGAAAATAGAATTGTTTATATGGCAAAGTGTCCTTTAGATGCAAAGAAACGCAGAAGAAGATAAAGGAGTTGCTTTAAATTGTGAGCTGGTTGGCATTAAAAATCTTAAATCTACTCATAATTGGAGAATAGAATTTGATGTTTATGAGATTGATAACGATAAAGTAAAAGAGCTAATGGACATTATTGATAAACCAGTTGTAGTTGGAATTGTTCCAAGTCAATAAACAAACGAAGAACAAACGATAATGCCAAAGTTTGAAAAGGGAAATAAAATTGGTAATAGATGGAAAAAAGGTGAGTCTGGAAACCCTAATGGCAGAAGGAATGCAGCTAAAGATATTCTCAATCAGTTGCTTGATGTTGAGATTGATGATAGGACACAAAGAGAACAATTAATGTTGAAGCTAATTCAAATGGGAATGAGAGGAGATCTTGGAGCGATAAGAGAAGTTCTGGATCGTACTGAGGGTAAGAGTAAAGAACATATCATTACAGAGGAGTTCAAACCTTTACAAGTTTTAGAGTTTGGTGATGATGTTTTAGATGAGAAAGTCAAGGGTTAATGAACCCTTAATGAACAGTACAAGATAAAGATAAAGATAAGGATAAGGATTAAGATAAATATAAATGAATGCAGATTTATCTAACAAAAGAGAGAAAAGAGATACTAACTCATCCAGCCAGATTCAAAGTAATTACGGCAGGGCGAAGATTCGGAAAGTCAGTTCTGGGGTTGGCGTTCCTTTTAAAGGGGCGAATGCAGCAGGGCGAGAATCGTTGGTATATAACTCCGACTTATCGTCAAGGCAAGATAACAGTCTGGCCAACGCTCAAACAGATTATGAGGAACAGAGGATGGAAGATCAACGAAACGGAGCTGAGTTGTACTCAGTCAGGTGTTACGATTGCGATTAAAGGATCAGATGCAAGTGATTCTCTCAGAGGTGCAGAGCTTTCCAGAGTTGTGCTTGATGAGTACGCTTATCAAAAGGCTGGAGTGTTTGAAGAAGTGATCTATCCTATGCTAACAACAACCAATGGCGAAGCGATGATGATCGGAACTCCAGATGGATTTAGTAACAATAACTTTTATGATTACTTCAACAAGGGGCAAGGTGAGGATAAGGAGTGGAAGTCATGGCAGTTCAGAACTGTTGATGGTGGCTTCGTAAGTGAAGAAGAATTAGAACTTGCAAAGGCGAACTTAGATGAGAGAGCATATCGCCAGGAATTTATGGCAAGTTTTGAAACGGCTGCTAATCGTGCAGCTTGGGCATTTGATAGGGATGTTAATGTTAAGACAGCAGAAGAATTGAGTAGCTACTATGTTATCGGTTGTGATTTCAATGTTGATTACATGAGTGCTGTTCTTGGATGTATCTATGGTGATGGAACGATTCATTACTTCGATGAGATAAGGCAGAACAATTCATCAACAGAGATGCTATGTAAAGAGATGAAAGATAAATGGCCAAAGGCTAAAGAGATTTATCCAGATCCTGCTGGTTCAGCCAGAAGCACAACATCTCATCGTTCAGATCATCAGATATTAAAAGATAACAACTATAACGTCTATGCAAGGAAAGCTCATCCATCACATAGAGATAGATTGAATGCCCTTAACAGAAAGTTAAAGGATGCCAATGGTAAAGTAAGAATGACCATTGATCCTAAGTGTAAACATTTAATAAAAGATTTAGAGCAAGTTCAGCGAGATAGAAATGGTGGCATTGATAAAAGCAATATAGAATTAACTCATAGCTTAGATGCAGCATCATATTTAATCGAATATAAATGGCCCATAGTTCAACGAGTCGCAACTTCAATTCAATGGTAAAGAACTATGATCGTAGAAAGTAAAGATTTTGTAAGAAGCAGTTTAAAGGATTTCTTATCTGATATAACTTCGGATAATGTTGAGGAGCGTTATCGCTTCTTGAGTTATTACGAAGGGATGGCTCAAGAAATGGAAAAGGATTTGGCTAAGTATTTCCCAATCAAATCCCTGGAAGTTCCAATGATTGTGCAGAATGTAACCTCTAAACTGATTAATGCTCGTGCTATTGCTTATAAGAATACACCAGCAAGAACTAATGAGGATTATCTGGATAGTGTTAAAGACTTAGATCAATCTATGATAACAGCAGAGCGTTTAACGTATTTGCTTGGCTCTCACTTGATTAAGAGCAGATATAACGAAGATAAAAAGGTTATTGAGTATGATCAGATAATTGAGTTTGAACCAATCTTTGAGCCAAGAAGCCGAGAGCCTTTTGCTTATATATATCCAGTCTATAATCATGGGCAAGCAAGAGAGAATGAGATTGTGTATGCGTACTGGTCGGCTGAGGAGCATTTCTTGATCCATCAGAATGGCAAGATTGAATCAGTCAATGAGGAGAATGTGAATCCTTATGGAGTTCTGCCTTTTACTATTTGCCATCGCCATCCATATACGACTGACTTTATGCGTAATGGAGCAACTGATATTGTTAATGCTAACCTTATGATTAACGTATTAATGACTGAACTCGGAT